GTTATGATAGCGTGACGAACTGTCTTGTTCTTGTCCGTAGGGTGTGCAAGCAGTTCTATTTTTGCGGCTGTTTCTTTTGATAGTACAGGAAAACCATATTCCCGTATGATATCTATTTTTGACTTGTATGGGCTTAACTTTATCACACCAAGTTGCTCGTGTATCTGCTGAATAGATTTGTCTTCAAGACTAGATACCGATACACCTGGAACATAACTGAAACCACAGTAATCATGTATAAATTTCAAAAGCGTTATGCTGTCAAGTCCGCCTACCGATATGTGCGTGTTCAGATTTCTTTTGTCACACTCACGAATGAACTCCCTTACTCTGACCTCAGCGTATTTGACTTTGAACTCATACGGCATTTTCTGCTTAGTTTGGAAAGCTGCTATCTTCTGTTCATTGTCTTTGGTACGCTCCTCATAGCTTTTCACTTTTATCCCTCCTCAAATCTCGGGCATTCCGTCACAGTGTATGAATGCAACGTACCGCCCTTTTGTGCCTCGTACATCCTGTGCTGACGTGTCTTCCAACCCTCGACAGGTCTGCGGTCTATGGACCATGCACAGCCTGTGAGGTATTCTCCTGTTATCTTGTCCTTTGTCGGTACTGCGTGGCGACAGTGCCAATAGAGGGTGTGGTCAGTGTGTTTCATTCTCACACCTCAACTCTTCCAGCCTGCAATACACCAACGTGTTGCCACAAGTCTTGTCAGCGATCTCTGCCTGATAGAAGAACTGACCTGTCTTACTGCTCTTGCGGATAATGCACCCTGTCAGCTCGTAGCAATCAGATCCGTTGTAGCTCACCCTGCGTCCGAGACTTTTCTTTACTTCGTGTATCGTCATAGCTCCTCTATCCTCACATAAATGCCAGGCATGTCCGCCCAAAATTTTTCACATATCTCACTCGCCACAAGCTGGTCGTCTGTCCAAAAGCCGCATAGTGTCATGCAATCCTTGAACATCTTCTGCAGGTTGTCTGTGTCAGGCTTGCTGGTCTTGTACTCTCCGTCCTTGTGCTTGCCGTCATTTGGAAATAACCACTTTGTTATCAGCCTTATCCCACAGATATATTTCTCAGGCGGTCTGTGCCTTGCTAGGTTTGCCGTGAGCTTTTCTTTTGCAGCCTTGACATCGGGTGGGTCATAAAATATCGGCTTGCCGTTTCTCACTGCCACCTTGTGCTCCTGCGCTGTAGCCGTCGGCGGTATCATCGCCATAAAAAATTCAGTCATCATCTTCCTCCTCGCATTTGAAATCTACTCCGTGCCACTTGTGTGACTTGTCATCATACACCAATGCTCCCGACTGTTTGACCATATCCCAAATGTATTTGAGTACCTGCGGCTGTTTCACGAGCCACCAAAGCGTGCGTGATTTTCGATAGTCGAAATCTTCATTAGGCAGCTTATGAAAAAGCGGTGGCATTTTCTTAGCTGCATTAACAACGTCTTGCCTTGCCTTACTTCTTGTTGCTTTCATCTGCGTGTGCTCCTCTCGTGCGTCATTATTCTGATTACTTTTTCGTCGGGGCAGTTTCAAGCCCCCGACAAAAAGTATTGTTTATAATAATAGATTTGTCTGTCCGTCCGACAAACTCGGTAATTTTCGATATTGTCCGACAAGAAAAAAGTTCGATTTTGTCCTGACACTTTTCGATTTTTTTTCTGTCTGTCTAAAGTTCAAAAATTCGATTTTGTCTTGTCTGTCTACTGAGCTTTTAAGCCGCATTCTCCCTCTTCTATCCAAAAGCCACCATGCTCTTTGAGGTATCTTCCAACGGTCTTTTCGCTCTTTCCTATGTACTCCGCCAACTCAGAAATGCGGCACTTGCCGTTCTCCTGCACACCGCTGAAAGCTGTTTCAATGCTCTCCTTGCGCTCCTTACTGCGGTCTTCATTGGTCTTCTTCTTGCTGAAATTCTTTTTCCAATTCGGTGTGATGTCCTCTACCTCGCAGTCTTTAAGCACGCCCACAGTATCCTCTCTGTGAACAGGATAATCAAACCACATATTGAGGGGAGCAAATTTCGGGAACTCTCTCAGAGTACCCTCTATGCGCCATGCCGTGCGGTTTCTTACCGCAAGCTTAGCCTTGTCTATGTCGGCCATCATAAGCTTGTATGAGTTCGGGTGCAGGTACTTGTGCGTTATCTCAAGCATTTTTGACGGCGTAACAAGATCGTCCTGTGAACAAAGGTCATCAGTATTTCTGTAAAATCTCCTCATCCAGTTCTCACAGATACGGCAAACAGCTTCGTCCTCCTGCTGCTCGTAAAGGCTGTCTGAAATGTCAAGCTCTGAAAGGTCAAGAAGTGCGTCAGGGTCACGGGCGAATACTCCTGAACCGCTGGCTCTGTCCATTGAACGCTTACCGCCCTGCGCTCCCTTTGAGTGGTGGTGGCAGTATATGACCGCACAGCCAAGCTCTGTGCATACCTTGTCGAACTGGTTGCAGAAGTGCGCCATTTGGTCTGCTGAGTTCTCGTCGCCTGTTATGACCTTGTAGATAGGGTCTATTATTACAGCAATGTAATTCTTCTTGCTTGCTCGGCGTATAAGCTTTGGTGCAAGCTTGTCCATTGGTACGCTGTGACCTCTCAGATTCCATATGTCTATGCTGTTGAGGTTATCAGGCTCTAGGTGCATTGCGGTGTACACGTCCTTGAAACGGTGCAGACAAGATGCTCTGTCAAGCTCTAGGTTGACGTATAGTATCTTTCCTTTGGTGCATTGCCAGCCAAACCACTTGACACCCTCAGCTATCGCCACGCACATCTCGATAAGTGCATAAGACTTGCCGGCCTTTGACGGACCTGCAATGAGCATTTTGTGACCCTGTCTGAGAACACCGTCAATAAGTGGCGGAGCAAGCTCAGGCAGGTTATCCCACTCAGCACTCAGGCTCTCAGGGTCAGGGAGATCATCATTGATACTCTCTATGTAATCTTTCCATTCTGAAAAGCTTTCTTTGCCTATGTTCTTGTCAATGATGAACTGTTTCTTGCCGTTCCTCATAACGCCTGGCATACGGCTAAGACGTGAAGGATTGCGGTTTTGTTTATCTATGTCAAGACCGCTTTCCTTGCAGACCTTGTAAAGAAAATCAACACGCCTGCGGTATTCATCATAGTTGGGAGCGTCTATCTTGACGATAGCGTGAACGCTCTTTCCGCCGCTGTATACAAGCACAGCGATAGGAAGTTCAAGCTCTCTCATCACAGCATTCTGCTGTTCTATAGGCATACTGTCGCTTTCAACAAGAGCATAGCGGTAGTCTGTTACATTCTCGTTCTTTACGCCCTTGCCGTCAAGAGGATTGAAGCGGATCCATGCTCCGGCTTCTTCCTTGTAGTCGCCAAACACCGCACCAATGTCGCCGTTGCATTCGCCAAGCCTCTTGATAAGCTCCCCAGCCGTCCTGTCACAGCACCCCTTTGTGGGCAGATACTTGGTCTTGCCGTCCTTTTCGGTTTCCCACGTTTGCGTAACATAGCCCACGTTCTCCCCTGCCTCAAAGAGTGTCTCAAGAT